CCATAATTTCTATATATGGTAAAGGTAAAGAGGCCTGGTGTTTTGATTTATCTGCTGCTACTGATCGGCTTCCAATTCAATTGGAAATAAAAGCTCTTCAGTGCATAGGTTTATCAAAAAGAGGTGTAGATGCCTGAAAAGGCATCATGGTAGATATTCCTTTCTACTCTGTACAATCAAATACTTTTGTAAAGTATGAAGTTGGACAAGGTATAGGGGCTTATTCATCATGAACAACAATAGCTGTTCTACATCACTATATTGTACGCTTAGCTGCGTACAAATCACTTGGGCCCATTCCCTTTACAGATTATATAATCTTAGGGGACGATGTTGTTATTTTTAACTCGGCTGTTGCCAGAGAATATAAATCTATTGTATTATCATTAGGTGTAGGCATTTCAATCCCGAAAACTATTAGTCCAAAAGGACGTGGTTATTCTGGTGTCGAATTTGCTTCCAAACTAATTTTAAATGGAATAGATTTATCTCCTCTCCCATTAGGAATACTTCTCCAAAATGATAGTGTTAGATCTTTAAATCTATGAACTTTCACTTTGGAGAAATCATTTACTCTTGGAGGGCCAGCTTTGTCGGAACAAGTGTTAAGATGTATCCCTAGTTGACTAGACCAGGTATCCATTAAGGACAGTGACTTTAAAGTCCCGCAAATCCGTGAGGATTGGCTAACTTTACTAGGATTCTTTATTGGTTATGCCAATTATCGAAAGATAAAAGACAAACTTTTAAAGGGTTCATCAAAGGATTTAGGCCATAAGCATGCACAAATTGTGGATTCACTTATACCTGAAACTTCTTTGAACCTGTTCCTTTCTGCGATTCCCTTGTCGTGTTGACAAGAGGTAGATCGTCTCTTGTTAGAGGAATCTTGGAAGAGTTTTAAAACTTCTCTTAAATACCTTGAGAAATGTTATAGGTCACCGACCTATTTTATTTCTAGGGTTCTTAAGCAGGAACGTTTTAATGTTCCACTCCGAGATTTTCTTTCAACGAATGAATCGTTAATATTCTGTAATTTACTGAATAGTCCCTTTAACAGGACATATCATGATATTGCTGGAATATTTCGAAAATCATTGAAAGAGTCTGCGATTGGAGGATCTTATTTATATGCTATCGATGAGAATGGTAATATTTCATTCCCAAAGGCAGATATATTATATAAGATCTTTCAACACAAACACCTCTCTAACGATATTGTCTCTATTATAGAGGATAATAATTATTTAGAATTTATAACTAATATTATAAAGGGACCTAAAGTACTTGTACAAGATTTCTCTAAAAGAGAATTCTTTACAGTATCTAGGTCTCCATCTTCTATTACTCATATAACTTCAGATTGAAGGGTTAAACCTCTTTCTTTAGCTAAATGTTTAAAGAAGATAGGAGTTCTTTATAGTAAAAGGAGTAAATTCCATAAGAATATTATCCGAACTAATAGAGAAATGCGACGCAAGAATTCATTTTCTCTTCGTAAGAATAAAATTTCTTAAAAGAGTAGTGAATGCTTAGCATTATATCTTAAGAGTCTAATATGTAAAAGTATTAGATATTGAATACTATTAGTGTGTTGACTTTTGGTTGGTATAACCAAATGCTGATTTAGGAGTGTAGAACTTTTCCACACGTTACCTAACCAGTAACACAAAAGATTAAAATTGTAAAATTTTATGTTACCTAATCAGTAACCTATAAAGTCAATATAGTATGATTAACTGTGAAGTTAATCCGACCA